TCACGACTTACTTTCACCCCATTAATTACTGCACCAGTTTTTGCAGTAATATACATCCAGTTATATCCACGAGCATATAATTCTGTTGTTAGTTTACTATCACTAACCATATTTGTGATTTGTACTGTCCTTCTGGCACAGATTAGGATCTTACTAACATTTTGGTCGTCAATCGTCTTTAGAATATTATCAGCATCATCATCACAATTTGCCTTTCTATCTCTTATCATCTCTAGTTTCTTAATTACAACTTTAGGTGGTAAGATATGACCTTTATTCACTAACTCTGGTGCTGGTACTTGCTCTAATACTTTACCATAAACATACTCATCATTCATCCCCACTTCTTCACTAGAATTGCCATGCTTAGGAGTAGCAGTAAAGAAAAAGCACCTACGATTATTTGTAGTTGCAAAAAATCTAGTAGAAGGGTGGAAATGTTGCTGAACACTATTATGTGCCTCGTCAAAGTATATTGTATCTACAGGAATACTAGATTCTTGTATTCTATGTAATGAATGATATGTAGAAAATATAATTCTATTATCATTCCAATTATTTACAACCCAGTTAAAGATTGATTTACTATCTGTTGTTGAATAATGGTCAGTTTCACCACTATGAACATGCAATACCTTAACTGGATGTACTAATTTAAGAAAATCAGATGATAATTGTTGTGCTAATAAAATACGCGGAGCAACAACAACTATAGTTTGATTCTTCTTACTTAACTGTGAAATAGCATCACTAATCATACACATAGTCTTGCCACCACCAGTTGGGACAATCACTTGCCCTCTTTGGTGATTAAGCATTTTATTCACGACTCTTAGTTGATGCTCACGTAATTCAATCATATAATAAGTATAACATAGTGAATAACGTAAAGTCAATAAAGACCACGTTGTAGACCCTTACAGGGTTAATAGAGAGTGAGGAAGTGGGGCATCAACATAGGTTTCACCTATATGCCCAAATTTACCTACTGGGAATCGCTTACACCTGAACCCCTACTGAGGACTTAAAGGACGTAATTTCTCTGCTGAACAGAGACAACCATAGATCCTTGCCTTGTTCGGGCAGTAGAACCACATATCCCTCACACTAGGTGAACACTTTAAACGCTTCAGTTTCTATTATTATCCCAATTTAGGATCATAAGATGATGCTGGTTTCTCTTTCTTCTTCTGAATATCTTTCAACAATCTATCACCAGTTCTTTGTAATTTCTGTCTCTCTGGTCTACTATATTCTCTCTTACTGGTTCCAGTATGCCCTGCTTTACCAGTTGGTTTATACTTAGGATCAACTGTCTTAGTTGTTTTCTTAGACAACATCTTAGATGCTGCTTTCTCTAAATCCTTCTTACTACCACCAGATTTACCTTTTCTTCTCTCTAGTGCTGCCTTGCGTTGTGCTTCTCTTGGAGATAGTGCTGCACTACCTCTTGCCTTCTCAGGTTGTTGAACTCTAGTAGATGCTTGACGTTGCTTACCTATATCTTTTCGTGGTTTATACTCTTTTGCTGGTACAGTCTTCCCTCCACCTACTGCTTTAGTCCTACGTCTCTCTGGTGTAGTTTTCTTTCTTTCCTTACCTATTTTACCCACCTCAAGATCTACGTCAGATTTCTTATCTCTGTCGTAGATTGCCTCACAAATTGTTAAGAATTGATTGAATGATCTCATTCTTCTACTATAGATAAACCACCAGATCCACTTAACAATGAATTTATACCCAAATCAGTTAGCACAGTGATTGCATCTGATTCTGAGGAATAACTTTTTTTCTGAGAAGAGTCTTGAAATCCATCACCATTAAAATAATCACCTACAGAAACTAAATTACTTGTATCAGTGCTAATATCACCAACACATTTGATATAAAATGCCATAGAGTTACTCCGTTACTACTGTTGAATCTGCAAACCACTTAGGTTGATAAGTCATAGTCTTACCACCAATAACTCTAGTTTCTGTTGTTGCTTTAACAGCATCAGCAGCAGACTTTGTTGAATACTGTTTGCGATCAGCATAAACATCTGTCCAAGTGTTATTCTCTTTCCAATAAACATCACCAGTTCCCAATGCTTTTGGGGTTTTAACGTGGTATGGCATCTTACTATTGTTTTTAATTATTTAGTATCATCCTTTTTACCACTACCCTTCCATACTAAATCATTATCATAAAAATATTTAACTCGTTCTCTACGAATTTCTTTTAAATTATCATATTCTTTTTGTTGTTGCTCAGTAAACTTAAATGTTTGTTCCTGATAAACTTTACGAAGTTCATTTAATCTTTTTAAAACTTGAGAAGGACGCATAATAATTTAATTGTTGTTATACTAGAGGGACAATTTAAACGCTTCAGTTATTAATAATCTTGTAATCTCCCTTCTTGTGCTTTATACATTTCAACACCTGTTTTTGATATTGGTTCCTCCTGATTAACATCATCATACTGTGAATAATGTAGTATCTCTCTTGTTCTTCTATGCTTAACATATTCTAACTCACCCCAACATTCTTCATTACATAATAATAATGTATGAATCATCTTATGTCTCATAGGTTTACCCGAAGTGTAAACACAATCTGGTTTATCCCTAACACCAGTTTCTATAGTGATATATCTGGATAGAACTTTCCACCCATCCTTGATACGTTTCTTATTATCTACTGGATCTCCCTTAAAATATACCCATCCCTCCTCTATGTCTCCATTTGGTCGGTTCCAAATAACGTAGTCATCAACTTCTGGTTCATAGTTCGTCTTCGGAGAGTGGTTCATTTTCTATAGTGATTGATTCGTAATCAGGGTACATTTCTGCCACAATATATCTTGCTAGATCTCTATTAGGTGCAATTACATCAACAACTATCCATAGAGGATATGCTGGTTCATCTAAAGTATCTTGCATACCTAACTCTACTTCAGCAGTCCACACATTACCATGACGTATATGATCTCTAAATGTTACATACATATCAGGTTGATTTGATGTAATAGTCATAAAGAAGTTCCTTCAGAATTAAGATACTTAGGATCATTATTAGCAACTACCTTAAAATAATTTGGATTAGCACCACCTTTTAATAAATCTTGAATCCATTTATCACACTCTTCTTTAGTTAAATTATGTGCATGTTCATCTATGATTGTCCAACCTGTAGTTGCACTACACATGATCTTGTAACGTCTGTCTTTTTCATCCATGATTTTAAATTAATAAAGAATAATGATGTACTTTATATATAGAACTCCTCCAAATAATAGTCAACAGTTATCTCAAGTTCTGCTGCTTTTGATTCACAGTTTGCCCAAAATTCATCTGCTTCAGTTTTAAGTAGATCACTCTTCATTTTTTCATTGTTCATGTTGTTCATGGTGTAATTATACTATGGGTACGTTTTAAACGCTTCAGTTATTATTAACCTCCAGCAAGATCACATCCAATGTGACTACCAACTACTGCACCTAATGGAATTGCCCACCAACGTCCATCTCCTTGAGAGATAGCAGCACCTAGTCCACCACCTAGCAGTCCACCAGCAATCTTACCATCACTACAATCATTAGTATCCTCATAAACAGTCACATGTCTACGATAGTAGGGTCTTTCTGTTGGTGTATGTCTTCTCCACCCAACATTAGAATCTTCACAAGGTACTTCAACAGTATCCTTCCATGACTTTACATATCCAGGATTATCCTCTGTACCTGGTATATACTCCTCTCTATATTCTGTCTTGAAACAACTTCTTTGATTAGAATATCCTGGTTGAGAATGATTAGGAACAGGACTAGCAAGAGCAGAAACAGGAGTTAATGCTAATAATACGGCAAGTGCAGTTTTCATTTTAATTTTTGTCTATAATCCTATTATAGCAGAAAGATATTCATTCACGCAGTAGTTTGTGCCAGTTCTCTGAGTGCCACCATCTTAGTGAATATTCCATCCATATTATAAAATAACTTATAATTCTCTGTCGTTACATAATGACCCTTAATATCATTACCATCACAGTGCCATCCATATGCTTGAACCTGTTCATCTATACCATCTATTCTCATTTTCTTACTACCGTCTAAGTAAGAATGGTATCGCTCGTCTAGGTTAATCATTAGTTTTTGGTAGTGTGTGTTGATATTATAACATAGTTATATGATTTATCTATAAATTTAATAATGTCTTTATACTATTATAGTATAACTTAATACTTAATCACTATTTTTCATATGAGCATCCACAATATCCTGTAACTTTTCAAACTCCTTCAAACTTTCTATATCATATAATAATTTAGATATTTGAGTGACGACCAAAGGTTTTTCATTCACCGCAGCACATTTAATTGCTGCTCTAATGTTACCTTCTGCTTCAAGTAAATGATCTAGTGTTTGTTCAGATAGTGCCATAATTAATAACGTGATGGGATTTGTGTGTACTCATAACCATATTTTTGTAATGCCTTCTCAAACTCTTCACCCTCTAATTCACCATTCCAATACCTACTTTCTTCACTTGATAATGATACACCAGGAATTTCTTTATAAGTTGATAAAGGAATCCATGCAGGTTCTTCATCCTTAAACTGAACTAATACTTCAGTTACATTTTTAGAAAGATGCCTATAATACATCTTTCTTGTGTTTTTAATGTGATTTTTCATAATTACCCCTGCCATATCATATCTGGCATTGCTTGTGTGCCTGGTCTATTCACGATTAATAATATAAAGTATCCAACAAACCAGATGATGTTGAATAACCATGCTTGCCTCCAGAAATACTTTCTGACTGCCATAGATCTAAGAATCTCAGGTGCTTTATCCTGTGATCTAAAGATCTGTTCTATAATAAATGCAATGATTGTTGCTATCACTAAAGGATAGAATACAAAGTTTGCAAAGGACATTATTGAAATTAAAAAAATCATTGTTCCCTCGGTTGGTGATCTTTCATACCATCATGATTACCATCACTAGGCATCTTACCAGTTTTTAGGTAAGTGATAGTGTCAATACATCCCAGTAGATAACTCAATCTCTCATCCAAATGCACCCACTTTTCATGTGCTTCCCTGAATGTTTCTTGTTCTTTGGTAAGTTGTTCTTTTCTTTTGTTGAACCTTACTAATAACTGGTCATAGTCCTCTGTTTTCTTCATTTAGGATTACTCATAGATTGTATCATGTTAAGAACATAATCTCTAATTTCCATAAGTTCATTATAGCACTCTTGGTTGTGAGCGCAAGACCTAAGATGATTATCAGGTTTATATAATGACTCTAACATTAAACCTTTAGCACGATCCCACTTTTCATAAGCAGTTTCTTTTTCATCCAGTGATTTCTGATCCTTCATTTAATTCACATTCAGGGGTTTCTTTAAGTAGCATTTCAACTATTTCGGTTCTAGTCTCAGATGACAAGTATCTATCACCACGAATAGTATCTATTATACCCTGAACATCAGAGCATGGCAAGAAGGTGGCAACAAGAACAGCAAACACAGCAATATCCATTACTACACCTATTTAACCACTTCCCAGTGATCATCACAAGACTCGTGCATAGAGAATTTGTACCGACCAGAAATAGATGAAAGGTACAATTTACCTTGTTGACGTTTTTCTACACGACAAGAGTGTAAACGATCCATCTCACTAGCAAACCTACTCTTTGCTTGAGAAGACTTTGGATTCACGCATAACATCTCACTTTTCATAGTAAATTACCAATAAGAATAGAAGACACACGAACACCCCAATTCATAAGAACCATAAAGGATGCGATGAAAACAAGTTTCTCTGATCCAGTTAATTGCATTTTTATTTACTAACTGTACATAGTATAAACCCCCACACCGAAGTGCAGGGGTTTTGTGTGCCAGTTATTTAATTGTACTATTTAAACATCTCCAGTATTAGTATTTGGATATTGTCTTGTATCACCTGGCCACAGAATACGAACAGCACCTTTACCTCCTGCACCATAATAACTTCCTCCACCACCATAATTTGTACTACTACCACCATAAGGATTTGGACCTGGAGATCCTACTCCACCTGGAACCCAGTGGGGGTATCCACCACCACCTGATGGTCCTTCACCATATAATCCTATTCCACCACCTGGTCCCCAGTATCCACCAGCACCACCTCCTCCACCATTTCCTCCTTGACCTGCAGCACCACCTCCTCCATGATTTCTAGAACCTCCATTACCATCATATCCACCAGCACCAGCACCACCTAGTCCAGATGTATAACCACCCTGACCTCCACCTTGTCCAGTATAAGCTCCACCAGGAGCACCAGGAGCACCCTCTCCCTGCACAAGAGATGATTGATGGAAATAAGAATCTCCTCCTGGTGATGAAGGTCCCCCACTACCACCGTCACCTACACTAAGAGTAAATGTCTGCCCAAAACTTACTGGATAATTATTATACCAACCAGTTCCACCAGCACCATTACCAGGTCCACCAGCGCCTCCTCCAACAGTCAATATTGAAATTGATGTCACACCAAAGGGAACATCCCATGTTCTTGTTCCAGCAGTAACATCAGTATATTGACTATCACCCTCATATGCCATCCCCAGATTAAGGTTACTACATACACCTCCCCATAATCCAGATAATCCCTGAACAGGTGATTCTTTTTTGTGCCATTCGTTCATAATCAATTACCCTATGCGAAGTTGTTTTGGGATGATAAACATATGAATGATCCACTACCAGTCTTAATTAATGTATGAGTAAGAACATCATATCCACCAGCATTTGCAGATGATGGAGCAGTTCCACCATTCCATTCTTCTGTGACTCCACTACCGTCAACATTTAATGCTGCATAATATCCTGCACCATTTGGTTTATATATGATCGTGACTGATACTGTTTCACCAGTAGACATTTTATTGTTTAATGAATAACTACTATTCCACCTTATATTAGGTGTAGCAGTTGTTGTTTCATTCGTACTATAATAATGTATCATACCATCTTCAAGGTCAATATTAGTACCAGCACTTAGTTTATTAGCAACTATGTTACAATTCTCTCTAAGCATCCCTTGGAAATGAGCACCTGTAGTACAGGTAGTCATACCAGTAATATTCACTCCATCGTTAGTCGTCTGTAATTTTGTGGAATTATCATAGTACAGGTCTGTTCCCCCATCAGGAACAATTAGTATAGCATTTTCACCAGTCTTAGCTTGAAGATACAGATTACCTGTAGTATTCCTAATATATGCATGACTTCCATCATGGAAGATTAACATATCTTGTTGATCACCAAAAGTTGCATAAACACT